CTACATACAACTGAGTGTTATTCAGTTTAGAAGGATCAAAAGGAGTTACTTGCGATGCTTGATCGGACATTTTTAATCTCTATTGAGGAGTTTGTTTCAGCTTGTCACGTTTTGCTTTTTCAGCTTCTAAACGCTGTTGTATGGATCCTGCTGGAGCTGTTTGGCTTGTTCCAACAGGTACAGGCTCGTTTGTAGGTCTTCCTTCTGCGTAGGCTTTTACATGTTCGTTAAACGCATCTTTGCGTTGAGGTTGTGAGATAAATTGACTATATGTAAGTCTTGGATTATCTTTTTGCATTTTAGTGAATAACTCATGCTGATCAATGTCCCAATTAGCCCTATTTTTGAATTCATTGAGTTTTGCTTGAAAAGCTCCATACATATCGTTTTGCGGATTTGGATGTAAATTACTAACAAATTGAAGTCTAAAATCTGTCATTCTAGCATTTCCAGGCATACTCTTCATGTACTCTGCTTCAGCTATACCGCGCTGTGCGTCAATATCATTTATCATATTGATTACATCGTTATCACCGCCTGCTCTTGTTACAGCTTTTTGCATCTCTGCAATAGATTTTTCACTATGATCACTTTGCATAAATGCTGACATAATGTCCAAAAGTCTGCCATCTTTAAATTTACCAAGTGTAGCTTTTAGTCCTGGAGTCGTATCCAAGTCATTTTGAATACGGCCATAAGCAGCGAGCATAGCCTCTGCAGCTCGTCTATTATTTAAAAGAGTTTGAGCTCCAGCAACGTCTGCTTTTGCCTGTTCAGTAGACGTTTCTTTTCGAATTGCGGCTTCAGCTTCATGATCTTCCAACGTTTTTGGCGCTCCAAGTTCATTTGTTCCAAACATTTTTGTCAACATCTGAACTTGAGCTGCTTCAGGCGTTTTACTAAAGTTTTCATACTCTTGCGCCGTCATATTAAATTTACCGTATGGGGTTACATAAGGTTTTTGCTCTTGTCCGGGTATAGACTGGTCAGTGATGTATTTTCCAGTTTTTTGGTTAAATACAACTCCATTTTGAGCTATCAAATAATTAGGCAAGCCTTGCTTAGCAGCTTCAGTCAAAAGACTAATACGCTCTTTATCTTCTGGATGAGCAGCTGCATAATTGAGCGCGTCCTGCATCGTTAACGATCTTGGAGTTTTAGTATCATTAGGATGGACATCAGCACCGACTAAAGTAACGCTACTAGGAGCGCTCGGCTCTGCAGGAGAAGGATTATTAGGACTAGCGACTGCGGTTGTTCCGGCAGTTGTAGAAGGTTGACCGCCGATCAATTTAGTAAAGTCTTCCTGCGCTTGCGATTGCTTACCAAGTTCATACTTTGATTTAATCAAATCAAGACGGGCTTTTGCTAATGGAATTTGATTCTTTTGCTGTTCTTCTTGGTAACGACCAACAACGTTACCTACGTTACCAAGTGACTCTCCAAAACTACCGGTACGTCCTGGGTTTAAAAACGCTCCAGCGATCTGGAACCAAGGAACTTGAGAACCTTGATTGGCTTGTCTGTCAATAACCGACTGATATTGATTCAAGGCTTGCATGTACTGCTGCATCGGGCTTGCTTGAGCAGGCATAGCTGGCGAAGTTGATGGTAATGCGCCTGCGGGAGCTTGTACCGGAGCTTGAACTGGAGCAGCGACTTGAGCCGGCGCAGCATTAGCAAGCGTTGGTCCTGAAGTGTTTAAAGCGCTGCTTTGAGGATTTCCAGATACGTAACTCCCCCACGTTGGAGGATCTACATTTATCGCGGAATCCAATGGAGATGTTGTGATTTCTTGCGCCATAATTTATCCTTAACCGCCTAGAGCTTTTATAACTTGTTGACCAGCCGTTGAACTCGCTGCGTTTGTCAACGCATTTACGATACCGGCTCCAGTAGATGCAACTCCAAGTGCTGTAGACAGAGGAGACGTTTGATAAGCGCCAGGTATGGGTCCTGTGTACGTTTGAGAAGTTGCGGTTGGTATAGTTTGACCTTGTAATAACGAACCGTATTGTTGTAAAGCCGTAAGCGGATAGTTGATACCCGCTTGGGTCAATGCTTGTTGTTGAGCGCCGATAGTCGCGTTTGCGTTGATAGCTGCTAGAGCATCGGACTGTTGTTGTTGAGCGGCAGCTGCCTGTTGTTGTGCGGCTGCTAGCTGATTTGCTTGTTGCGTGTTTGTTAGTGCACCTAAAGACTGTCCTGCAGCTAGTTGATTAGCAGCTTGATTTTGAGCAGCTGTAAGCGCTTGTCCATAGCCTGTTTGCTCAGCTGCGGCTTCTTGCGCTAAAGCTGCGGTATCAGCCGATGAAATACCTTGAGCTAGGGCTTGAGCTCCGCGCTGCGATCCAAACTGCCCTGATCCTACAGCACCGCCAGTGATCGCGGGCGATAAGTTTTGAGCAATGTTCTGTTGATTTAGCGCTTGTATGGAGTTTACAACGTTTTGCGTGTAAGGATCCATGAACTGTCCAATTTGACCCGCTACATTAGTACCTTGAGTCAAATATGGTTGCGCTACACCAGGAGCGTTTAATCCTAAAGCGCCTTGCGTTGTTTGTCCTGCTTGCGTTAGTCCTGGTTGATACGTTTGTCCAGCAGCTTGTACTCCAGAAAATGCAGCTTCTTGATTTGCTGTGTTTGGAGCCGAATACATATTACCAAGGGCTGATGCACCTTGAGTAGTCAAAGTGTTTAAATAATCTTGATAAAACTGAGGCAGCGTTGTAGATTGGGCTTGCGTCGTTGTAATATTGGGTAAAGCGCCCCCCTGCGTTGCTGAACCGCTAGACGATCCTGCGTTTGCTAGCGTAGCGGGAGTCGGCGTAAAAGCATTAGTCGTCGTAGTCATTTGTGTTTACCTTTTAAGTATTCAAGCGGACTTTTCGCTTTGGGGGGTATTTTATCAATAGGAGCGCTACGTTTATGTTTACGTATCGCTTCTCTCATCTTGTCTAAAGCCTCAGCACCTGCTTTATTAGACCCATCGCCTAGAGCGGACACGGTGTCAGCATCAAAAACATACTCGCCATCAGCGAGCATAGCGGGGATATCATCGCTTTGTCCAGTTCCTGGACCTTGTACATGCTTACCTAACCCGCCGGTTCTAAATAGAGCTTTTCCATTATAGTTTGGATGATGGTGGTCTGGCACTCTTTCTTTGATCACTTTTACAAAATCAGGATCAAACTTATCTAAGTCGTTTTTAACTTTACCGCCTTTAGCATATCCCGATGTTGGAGAAAGTTCTCCTTGGTATTCGTGTGACATGATGTTACCTAACGCACCCTGAGAAGGTGAGTACGTTGGAACGATGCTAGTCATCAAACCCGATAAGGGATCAGCCCAAGCAGTTGTTTTTGAAGCTCCAATTTTTGAAACTCCAGGATTAAGCGTTTGATTCCAAGGACCTGAGCTAGAACCACCTGTAGTCCCGCCTGAAGCGGTTACTGGTATAGAGCCTGAAGAGTTTGTTAACGATGATGCTAGTTTTGCCGCGGCAGCCGCATCTGCAAGTCCTGAAGTTCCCGCTAAAGCAGCAGCTTGAGCAGCTGTAAGACCTTGAGTTGCATTAGCGGCAACACCCGCAGCCGCAGCTGCAGAAGCAGCTTCTGGGGTCATTCCAGCAGCTATGTTAGCAGCGACAGGATCAGTCGCTATCGCTAGATCACCTGCAGTTGCTCCTGCGGTAGGTACAAATGCTGTATTTGCTAGATCAACAGGTAAAGACCCGCCCGCTGTAGCTCCTGCCGCTGCTGGTAGAGCTCCTGATGCTGCTTCAGTTCCGGCTTGTCCTAACCCTAAACCCGTCAATCCGCTCGCCTCATCTGCAGCTGCAGCAGAAGTAGCGCCAGTCGCAGTAGATGCGGGAATAACATCAGCACCTAAAGTGTCAGTTCCGACTGTGTCTAATAATTCAGGAGCGTAAATCGCAGCAGCGACTAAAGCTGCGTCTTTTACAAAAGGATTATTGTTAAAAAACCCTCCTGGTGATCCTGGATTATATGTCAGATTTTGTGTTGCACTTGAAATGGGAGAAGTTGAACCTGTTTTGGGATCAACTGTGAAAAAATAATTTAAAGAGCCTCCAGTGCCATCACCGGAGGTCACTGCATAAGTGTTTGGAGCTGGGGTAACTAGATTACCTGATGCATCCTTATAAGGCTGTGTAACTGGTACAGGTGTAAAGCCTTGACTAGCGATATCATTTATATTGCCGGAGGAGTTGACGGCCAGCATCACATTATCCAACCCAGCCGTTTTAATTTGAGCTTGGTTGCTGTACGGGCTTAAAAGATCGGATAGTGATGGAGTTGTAGATGCTGTCATGATTAAATCTTGTTTGGAACTGCTAAGTTCATTGAGCCCGTCATCTGTTCTGCCCAATCTCTCCAGTTAGTAAAACCTCTTGGATCAGGACAACCTGATTGAGTAAAGTAGCCGATTCCGGCCAACGCGCTCGCCCAAAGTGTCCATTCATTTTCAGGAACAGTTCCAAGTTGATTTGCCGCAAATAACTCAGCCATACGCGCGCACCACGTATCCCAAGTCAAATTACGTGAATCATATACAATAGACATTATGGGTTACCTGTTCCGCGAACGTCGCCGGTTGTGACGGACAATAGGTTTTTACCCATCTGGTATGTGCCATTATAGGTGTTAGATTCAAAACGAAGCCGCATCTCACGACGTTGCTCACGCATATCAATTTTTAAAGTTCCTGGGGTGAAATTATAAGGGCTAGACGGCTGGTCAACGTCATCAGCATAACCCTTACCAGTTACGATCACGTCCATTTCACCGCTTTGTACAAAATCAGGCTCAATACGCTCTAAACGAGTCCATAAATTGTCTCCTGGCTGTTGTACAGAGCCGACTAAACCGCTCAAAGTACCTAGACTTGGAGTTTCAAAAGCTGAATATACAGCATCTACATTAGTCAAATACACTTGATCAACGCCTGATTCATGCTGCCAAAGAGTGTAAAACTGTTTAAGAGTTACGTTTACAGTTAAACCCGATCCAGTAGCCGGCGCGATAGCCGTCGTTGTTAGCACCCCTGAAAACGTATTAGTGTAAGACCCACCGTTTATGATTGATAAACCTGTTATCACTCCGCTAGAAACGCTGGTCACTAAAAATGTAGCTTGAGTACCCGCTCCACCGTTTAGCGTTATACGGTTATTTACTGCATAGCCAGTACCGCCACTAACGATAGTCACTGCTGTAACTTCATAACCAGACGGTACATTACCCGCCCAGATCGGTTTAGGAAACACCTCAGAAAACGCGCCTGCAGATCTTTGAGCGCCTACAGCTTGCCCCGCATCGTACCATGTTTTTTCACGAACATTGTATATGATTGCATCTGTGCACTCAGTAGCATCTCCCTTAGGATAAAACCACCATATTTCTCCAAAACGAGGTACTTTTGAGCACCATACTTTTTGACGTTGAGTATAGTTTAAATTGTCAAAAAAATAGTTTTGATTTGTATCATTGGGTATTTCTTGTACAACGCCGTTATACATCAAAAAGCGGTCAACTCCTACCCAATAGTAAATACCATCATACTCAATAACAGAGCTAGACGACATGATTGAAGTTTGGCTACTGATCAGGTCATAAGACCAGTAAAACGTTTGCCCGCCTGCGGTTGTTGGTGCGTAGCTAACGCGAATAAGAGCGTCAAGAGCCCAGAACAACCCGCTAGGCGAGGTAGTGCCTCCGCGGATAGGTAAGCCTTTTACAATTTTACCCGTCGCTACGTTGTTAGAGTTTGCGTCAGCTGATACCCAGTTACTAAAATCACCGGCTGAGCAATTTTGTATTAATCCGTTATTCCCGTATACAAATAAGTACGGGTGGATCATAACGCAACCGCCTGAAACCGCGATGTTGTTATCAAAAGTAACCGTCGTTGAACCTGAGCCGGTAGCAGCGATAGACAATGTAACGCTAGTCCCAGACACCAGAGTTACAACCGTACCGCTTGCTATATACGTGCCGGTTACAGTTTGCCCTGCTGCTATACAAATATTACTAGCTGCTAGAGTCAGCGTTGTTGTACCATTAGCTGTAGCTGATGCTGTAAATACGCCCACTTTTGACATCGAGGGGCTGCCAAACGTGCCGGGAAACTGACCGTACAAAACTGGCGTATTTACAGTTGAGTCAATGTTTGCTAAGTTTTGCCCAGGATGAGCGATTAAATTATTATTTGCTCCTCCAGTGTAATCGTACCCAATATCAAACTGCCAAAGATTATTTACACTGGATGTAAAATTAGATAAACTATACTGCGTAGGACCAAAACCCGTACCGTCAGAGTTGTCAGTTTGCCATTGCTCTAAACCGTTTGAGTAACCGGAAACAATGTAGTTGAGTCCGTTATTAGAGGTCATTTGCATACCTCTTGATATACCGCTAGCATCTAAAAAGATGCCTTTATAGCCTCCAATTTTACGCGGACGCCCGCGTTGAAATCGAACCCAGACCCCGTCTACATAACGATTGGTGTCGAACTGAGTTCCATCTCTTTGCACTCCAGGAGCAGGAGCGAGGGCTATGACTTTTGCGGTCAAAACGAGCCTCCATTAATACCTAGAGGTACTACTAAACCAGTGGAAGAAAATGTAGCTACATTTGAACCTGAAATTGTAACTCCTACTTGCCCGCTTGTCGGCTGATAAAACCCAGTCGTTAAGTCGCCAACGTAGTTAAATGTAGGTGTAGCAGCTGAGCCAGGAGCTAATGTAATAGAGGTATTTGTATAAGATCCAGCAGAATACGTGTTTGCGTTGTATACATTTGTTCCATCACAAATGGCGATAACAGACTGGTTAGGGTTAATCGGTAAAATCGCTCCACCTGAAGCTACAGTTCTAAACGATAAAGTATATGATCCAGTAGTGTTATTTGTGATTGAATATAATTGAACCGTAGACGGTAAATAAACGGTTTGATTTGACGTTAGAGTACCGCTATATGTTTGTATAGTGTTAGCTGCTTGAGGTGAAGTTAGAGTTAAAGAACCTCCAGTAACAGTCAAAGCGAGTTGTGTATATGCAAAAGTGTTTGACCGCCCGTAGCCGTACGTATTCCAACCACTAGCACCGTTAGATACTATCACTAAAGATTCTGTCAGCTGCAACTGTTGCGTTGAATTACTATTGATTGTATCTGTGCCTGATGGGGTTATAGTCACAATCCCTGACCCATCATTAGCAATCATGCAAGACCAGCCGTTACCAACTAAAGCGCTAGAGGGTAAGTTGATAACCCCTGCTCCAGTATTCCAGACTAAAAATGAAGATTGATACGTTGAGTTTATAGTAAAAGGCGTTGAGTTAATGAAAGTAACTGGGTTATTTTCATTTAGAGTTAGTCCTGAGGCAGCTAACCCGTAACCGGCGAGTTGAGCTGCGTTTGCCGATGTAGTGCTAGCACCAAAAGTGACGGCTGCCCAAATACCTTGTACAGTTGTATTATCTGTAAGCCATATAAACTGAGATACACCTGATAGAACCGTTACGATACTACCGCCGTTATTATCAAACACATTAAAAGGGTTTGAGCCTATGTTTCTAACGAGAGCTGATTGTCCAGTAGACACCTGAGTAGCAGGGGGCAATAAAATAGCTAGACCGGTTGTAGTCGCTGTAACGTCTAAAATACTACTGATGGGGGTATTCGTGTTACCATTGATAGGCCACTGAAGAGTAGTATTTGAGCTAATTGTGATAGACTCATAACTAATAGACGAAGGCGATATCGTTTGTCCAGTAAAAGGGTTGACGTATGATGTCATGATTAAGAGTCCTGTGCAACGGTTTGACGATCAACCAATCTAAGCTGATCTTCAGTTTTCAACGCACTCATCGCTTCTTGGAAAAGCTGCTCCCAGACTTGAAGTCTAGAGTCGTCTTTTAAGAACGTTGCCGTTTGTTTTAAAGTGCCGAACAGCATAGCATTAGGCGCGTTTTGAGTCAACCAGTTTGTTTGATTATCTGAAGCTAGAGGCTGTAAACGAGTATAACATAGAGCTTCAAACGAGTAGGCTTGGTTTGGAGTGGGCGCAACAAACCAGTGATCGTAGTCATAATCAGCATAATATAGAGGCTGATCAGTTGCAGAAACGTTAGGCCAGTAATTGTTTAAATACTCTAGCTTACGTAAAAAGATAGGTTGTTTTTGACCTGAGGCGCTTACTAACGTCATTGATACCGTTTTACGCCATCTAGCCGGTTTGGCTATTATTGGGTTTCCTGTGTTCATAACCGAATCAACTACCTCTAACTGGCCTAAAGTCTTAATGACTTGAGCGATTTCAAATTCAGCTAGAGTTATCGCCGTCGGTATATAATTGACGACTGCTGCGTCTGAACGCTCAAGGTACTGAAGCACCGTAGAGGTCAAACTATCATAAGTCAATACAAAAGACGGCGTAGTCATGAGATAAACCTCAAATTTTTGCTAAATTATAACTCTTTTAAGCTGATAAGATGGTAAGAGCTTTGCTTGTCAAATGTTTACGCTCCTCTAAACCATTTAACCCACCATTTACCACTTTACATAAGCCTTCTTCATTACCTGCTTCAGCTAGCCTATTACAACCATGCGTAGTCCAAAACCATCCTGCGCTCATCACTGCCCACATCGGAGTCGATACTAAGTCTGGATTTTTTACAAAATCCTGACCCAAGGCTTGCCCGCAGTGCCAGTAGTTGTCGTGGAATGTGAGTTGGATACAACCTCTACCCCTGTATAACCATCCGTCTCCACTTGCTTCGTTTCTGTTTCCACCCCTATTTGCGTAGACTCTATTTGCGATTTTTTCTGGTTTATGCGCAAAGAGTGCGTATTCGTCAGGTTTAAAGTGGGTATGAAAGAGAGCTTGAAGGGTTTCTGGTCGATAGTTAAGATTTTCTTGAAGAGTACGGAAGTGGTTGCACTCGTGTGAAAGCTGTCCGATAAAGGCAGCTTGTTCTTTGACGGTAAAAATGCTGAACTTTTGAATGGCGGCATTTAGCGGTTCTACCCATTGTGGCCCGATGTCTAAGGCTTGAAGTTTTTCTACAGTTATCATTTTACACCCTCATTCACTTTTTCTCTAGCGTCGTTGTATTCAACGATGCAGGCGTTGAGGAGTTTGATGGCGAGCTTTCCGTCTGCGACGATGGAGTTAATACTCTTAAGAGCCTCTCGGTCAGATCGTCCACCATCGGATGTATCTCCGGACTGAGTGGAGGCATTTGCACCGGCTTGTACACCACAGGTGGAGGGGAAGCGCAACTCGCCAGAGTCAATGCGAGCATCAATACTAGACTGCTTTGCTTTAATGTCATCTTTTGCCTTTCTAAGAGCCGCACCTGTTTGTGCTATCTTTTGGTTTAACTCGGCTTCTTTTGCCCGAGCTTCGCCATTAAGTCTTTCAATTTCTGCTTTATCTTCAGCAACCCTTCTTTCATAGCCATGATGATCTGCGACATAGTAACCTCCTGATAAAACCAACAATAAACCCACGACCTTCATAACAAAGGCGTGGGGCTTTAACATAGGGAGAAACCCGACTAGATAACTCAACGCATAAGCTACGGCGCCTAACCCCAGCGCGGCACACGCGAGCCAGTATATGATATCACCAAAAAGCCAGCTAATCATACGGCTTCTCGCCTAGCTTGCGCCATTCTTTCCCTCTCATGGTCTGGCTCTAAATAAGGCGGTGTTTGAGGAGGAAAAGGTGGCGTCCATCCTGCAGGTTGAGGAGCCGTTATTACAACAGGAGCAGGGGGAGGTGGAGGGGGCGCTACATACGCGTCTTTATTGGCCTTTGCCGCGTTCATCATATTTGTAGCTTCGTTAGTCAATCCTTTGGTCATAATACCGCCCACACCGCCGACGATCAGCAAAACGATGTCGTTAAGCATCTTGGTATAGGCTTGATCAATAGGAGCCATCGCCTTGATAGGCTGCGTTACAAACGTGACTGAGTACAGTAAGGCCATCACAATGAAGGCCAAAATCAAAGTCACGATGATGATAACAAAAGCCCGAACTCGGACTTCTATATCATCTGCACTGAGTCGTTCCTTGGGGCTGTTGAGGAATGCTAGCAGGAGTTCCTTCAATTTTCTTCTCCAAAATAGGGGCTACGAGATAGTCTGGACAATCTTGATTAAACTCACATAAAGGCTTTTGACATTGAGCATCGCCAAAATGAGCAGGATCTTGACAATAATATCTATATCTGTCTTCACAACCGGTTAGTAAAAGAGTTAATAAAAGTGCGTATTTCATTTACCTTCAATCCTTGTTAGAGCTTTGTTAACCCTTAGTTCCATCTGTCTCACATCAACATACATCCAAGCGATTAAAGGAATTAACAATAAAAGCACAACCAAAAGTACAATAATCAGTAAGATGGCGAATGTGTCATGCTGAGAATCATTAGCCATATCCACATTAGCATCAGCACTGTAATTGCTGTAGCCACCATTCTTCCTTTGATTAGATCCGCTTTTTGCTCCCGTTGCCATTTTGCTCTACGCTCCTTGAGCATTTCCTCTCGTCTTGCTAGCGCTTGCACATTGGCAATGTGACCAATTTGCTGATTGACCCTTGTGTACAAATCCTTTAATTCAAGTGGAACGTGGTACACCATGTAATCACTCAGCTCCGTATTCAACTTCTCCATCTGCAAATTGGCAATCGTTATGTTGATCGCCGCCTCTTGGCCTTCCTCGTTATTTGCATGAAGAGCAAACTCTTCTTGTTCTTTTGTATAGTTTTTCAGGGCGTTGTACGCTCTGTAGAACTTGATGAGAGCATCACTGACCTGTTGGTAAATGAGGTTCTCGTCAAACTCTGGTGGAGGCTCTTTCTTCTTCTTGACTTTTTTAGCAGGTTGAGCAACTTGTGGTTGCTCTTCCTCTTTCTTACCAAATACGCTAGTTAAGAACCCAAGAAGACCTTTGGCTTTCTTTTGTACTGCCTTAACGTCTTTGACAACTCCATCAACTTCATGGGCAATGTCAGTAACAATTTGCCGCCCTTCTTTGTACATCTCACAAGCATCTTTACAGAGCTTGAAAGCGCCTGAAGCGAGGGCAACGAGAGTAAATGGATCAATTTGCTATTCCTATCAAAGATTTTAAGATTTTTTCAAGATTTTCTGGCCCAAAAAAGGTAGCCGCAGCTACCGCGTATAAAATGTATTCAATACGCTTCATACGCTTTGACCCATCGTCAAATCTTTTTTGGATAGCCTCGTACCGTTGAGCGCAAACTGCCTCAT